AAGGCCCTGGCATTGACGTTAGGGCCTAGGTATGCTAATATAGATTACACAAAGGACAAAATTATGACAAAAGTATTTGACGCAACAAAATTTAGAAAGAGTATTACAAAATCAATACAAGGGCTAGGTATAGGGTTTAGTGATCCAACAGATTGGATATCAACAGGAAATTACGCATTAAATTATTTAATGACCAGTGACTTCAACAAAGGTATTCCGTTAGGCAAAGTAACAGTGCTCGCGGGAGAATCCGGAGCAGGCAAAAGTTACATAGCCTCAGGAAACATCATTAAGAATGCACAGGATCAAGGTATATTTGTTATACTAATTGACACAGAGAATGCATTAGATGAACAATGGCTACAAGCATTGAAAGTAGACACATCAGAAGATAAACTTTTAAAGTTAAGTATGTCGATGGTCGACGATGTGGCAAAAACTGTTTCAGAGTTTATGAAAGGTTACAAAGAGCAACACGCAGATAACAAAGAAGGTGCACCAAAAGTACTATTTGTTATAGACAGCTTGGGTATGATGCTCACTCCAACAGATGTAAATCAGTTTGAAGCAGGTGACATGAAAGGCGACCTAGGTCGAAAGCCAAAGGCCTTAACGGCACTTGTAAGAAACTGTGTGAACATGTTTGGTAGTTGGAACGTAGGGCTGATAGCCACCAACCACACATACGCATCGCAAGATATGTTTGATCCAGATGACAAGATATCAGGTGGACAAGGATTTATCTATGCTTCAAGTATTGTTGTTGCAATGAAGAAGTTAAAATTAAAAGAAGACGAAAAAGGCAACAAGGTTACTGACGTAAGAGGTATTAGGGCCGCTTGTAAAGTTATGAAGACCAGATATGCCAAACCATTCGAAGGTGTACAAGTTAAGATTCCATATGATACAGGCATGGATCCTTACAGTGGATTAGTTGACTTGTTTGAGAAAAAAGGATTGCTTGTACAACAAGGTAATAGGCTAAAATACATTGATTCTAAAGGTAAAGAACATATTGAATTTAGAAAAGCATGGGTAGGTGATAAATTAGATATGATAATGGCGGAATTTAAAGAAGTTGCGTCTGCCGAACCAATTGAACAAGAGGGTGAATAAATGATAGACTTTACACACGAAGACGTTGAACGTTTGTGGAATTCGATCGTACATTATGTCCCGGAAAGACAGAAATTGGACATGGCTATTGATTTCATAAAAAGTTTAGAAGACATTGGTGTGGAGCATGATGAATTAAAAGCGTCAGCAGAATTTGACCCAAAACTAGAGGAAGCTATCAATACTGTGTTCGAAGAGGACGAAGTCGACGAGTACGGATACAGCGATGATGAATGATAAACTGGTACAACGAAGTAAGTAGAAATTTAGATAAGATACCAGATTGCATAGCATACTTTGATAAAGAATTACTTGAAGCAAAAAAACAATGTAAAATTTACGGTAACCTGGAAAGAGCCAGTGCCGCTTTACCTGGAATAGTAGAAGAAAGATTCAGCCAACTACAGCAGTTAGAGGCAATACTTGAATATCTTAACATCGAATTAAGAAGATTGAGATCAAGAACATTTAGAAAATATCTAGAAAATTACAACAGAGCATTATCAAGCAGAGATGCTGAGAAATATGTTGACGGTGAGGACGACGTGGTCGACATGGATAAAATTATTAATGACTTCGCCCTGATAAGAAACCAATGGTTAGGCATCACCAAAGGATTAGATCAAAAACAATGGCAAATTACAAACATTGTAAAATTAAGAGTAGCAGGAATGGAAGATGCCGATATCAAATAATAGAATAATTCTCACAGATGTTGACGGTGTACTTTTAGAATGGGAACATCATTTCACAAAATGGATGCTACAACGCACATTGTTTGACGAAAGAGAATCCAGATATCATCCTTACAAACTACTGCCAGACAAACAAAACACCTACGAAATGGCTGAAAGGTTTGGGGTAACAATTAAAGAGATACGAAAATTGATAAGAGAGTTCAATAGAAGTGCTTGGATGGGCACACAAAGACCGATGATGGACTCACAGACATGGGTGAAACTTTTGGCCGCCGAAGGCTGGACATTCATACCTATCACATCTCAGACTTCAGATATACCGGCACAAAAACTTCGTAAAAAAAGAATGGGAGAACTTTTTGGAGATCATATTTTTACCAATTATCACATCTTAGGAACAGGAGCCGATAAAGATTCAGCTTTAGCCGAGTTTCACAACACAGGACTATATTGGGTGGAGGACAAGCCAAAGAACGCACTAGCCGGGCTCAAATACGGTTTAAAGCCTATATTAATAGACCATCCATACAATCGAGATTTTGAACATAGTGAGATTACCAGAGTAAATAATTGGCAGGACATACACAAATTGTTATCGGGAAGAAAATGAAAATATACGTAGGTTGGGATTCAAGAGAGGACATAGCATATCAAGTTTGTGAACACTCTATAAAACGTAGAGATCCAAGTGCAGAAGTGCAACCACTAAAACAAAATGAAATGCGAGAACAAGGCATTTACACACGTGACATCGATAAACTTGCCACTACACAATTTACATTCACTAGATTTTTTGTGCCATACTTGAATAATTTCAAAGGTTGGGCAGTGTTCTGTGATTGTGATTTTTTATGGAAAATATCTGCAAAAGAACTTGAACAATACTGCGATGATTCCAAAGCAGTGGTTTGTGTACAACACGATTACACACCAGAAGAAGGTTCAACTAAAATGGATGGCCAGATACAAACTGCCTATCCACGTAAAAACTGGAGCAGTATGGTACTATATAATTGTGGGCACCCTAAGAATCAAATATTGACACCTGAGTTTTTAAACAAACAAACTCCAAAATTTTTGCACAGATTTAGTTGGCTTGATGATTCTGACATTGGATCATTACCTCACAACTACAATTGGTTAGTTGGTTGGTACAAAGAACCAAAAGATGGTGCACCAAAGATACTGCACTATACAGAAGGTGGACCTTGGTTCGACGGATACAGAGATTGTGAATATTCCGATGACTGGAAGAAAGAAGTCATCAATCTGTTCAGTGCATGATAGACTTTTTTAAAAAATGCAATAAGAAATATTTCTACAAAGATCCGGTAGAACACATCATCTGGGTGCATCCAAGGACAGTAAAGGAGTATGACGATCTTTATGAAGAGCAAAATCGTTTCGACGGAGAACTTTGGTCCGAATTTAAAAACACCCACAAGATTAAATGCAAGTTTATAGAGGACATAAGAGATATAGATATGTCCGCAGAAGTTATTTGCTTATGGTTTTTCAAAGAGCGAAGTGATCGAGACGCTGGTAACGATATCAAAATAGCAGGAAAAACCATCCCATTCACTGCGAACAAACTTGTTTTGACACCATCCAAAGATATTAAAATACAAGAAAGGAAAAAATTTTTTGTTCGAAGACCTTGCCTACAGATATACTGGAGCATGGAAGTTTATGTAAATATTAAAAAAGGATTAGATGTAAATGAGTGAGGGACAAAGATTCGTTGATAAGTGTTTGAACACAAATATTGAGTCCAATCCATGGCCTCATCAAGTTCTTGCCGATACTTTGAGCTTAGATGCATTTTACAAGTTAAGAGATCAATGTATAGAGAAACTTAATTTTGACACCAAAGAACTAGTGCATATCTTTCCTAAACAATATAAGGAATATGGCTTAGATTTTTATGATGAGACTGTTGATATATGTACAAATTTATTACATAATCTGAAACAATTATGTGAGATGTTTCCAAAACATAGAACATTTCACAGTCTAGGAGTCAATGCACATATATCTGTCACCCCGCCCTTGCCTTACAAATTTCACATACACCAGGAAGGTCTTGAAAAGATATGGAGTTCAGTAACTTACATTACGCCTGAGCAAAACGTTGGCACTAAAATGTACAATGCACAACATGAAAATGCATTCGTCAAAGAAGCAGAATGGATACCAAATAGCACTTTTATCTTTTGTGGAGAACAAGGTAAAACTTGGCACTCATATGAAAGTGATCAATCATCAAATAGGATTACTTTGAATCTTTTCATACAAAAGACACGTAAAGATAAGTGTTTTATTGAACTTTCTGATCTTTAATTAATTCCTTGAGGACTTTTATGTCAGCTTGTAAGTGCCTATTTCTTACCTTAGTCCAGGTATATAGATCTCTGTTGTTAATGTTTAGATGTGTTCGAACCTGATCTCCTGTCTTGTCAAATACCTTTTTTGCCTTAAAAACAACCGTTGGTAGGTAAAGACATCTGCCAAGTTTC